AAGTGTGGGTTCCGGCGATAATGGTGTCGTTCCAAACTACGATTGGTGAATACTGGCCGTTGACCTCCAGTGATTCTGCGATGGCTGCCACATCTCCGAGGCGAGGATTGGCTGGATGAACGCTGATGCTGTCAATAGCCACATTTTCGGAACTGACGTTGATGGTCATAGCGTAAGCCTACAGGATTTCACTAAACCAAGTATAAAATGGGATTTATGGCGACCCAGCCAACAACTACTAGGGAGTAATTGTGAACAACCCTTTCAGCATCAACGAACTTTTGAAGTCTGTTTCCAACTATCCAGTAGCAAAGGGCGACGTGGCCGGTCATCCATTTCACGGGAACCAGTACACCGACGCTTCCGACCAAGCGTCAGACGGTGCTAATTACATCTTGCGACAAGGATACGCCGTTCCGCGTGACCACGAAATGCTTGCTGAACAACATCTCGCCATTGCCAAGTCCATTGAGGACGGTATGAAAAATGGTGAAATCCCTATGTCAAAATGGGGTGACGCTCGCAAGGCAATTGAAGCACATAACACTGCTGCCGAAGCGCACACAAAAGCAGCGGGCGTGACCGCGGAAAACAACGAGGCTGAAAAAAATAAAGACTATTCAATGCGCCCACAGCGTGTAGAGGCATCTGAGGTCGCGACGGAGGCTAGTGAAATGGCTGGTCTGGCTACCGCCAAAGCAACGGGAACGTATCTTGCTCGTATGGCTCGTGACGCTGGCAAGCAGGGCGAGGACAAGGATTACACCGACTACTTAGAACAAGAGGGCAAAGAAGAAGCCGCACAAGGCGATTTGTCTGGTCAAACCAAAACTTATGATGATGCAATGGCCACAAATCAAAGTGGTGCGAACGAGTGGCGTTAGTAAACAGGTGCCACTGCTAATGGCGAACCCGTTCCTCACTTCCGAACTTTTGAAGTGTGCGTCTCGCTATCAGGTGGTGAAAGGCGACGTTCAAGGCCACGAGTTCCACGGCAATCAGTGGACAGGGGGTCGGGGTGGTGGTGAATCTTCTTCCAAAGCATCGCCAACTGCGCTCACTGAAGAGCAGGAAGAGAAATGGGGGCAAGACTCCCAAAACATCACTGGTGCTTCAGCAAAAATGTTGGGACTAAAGGGCTTCAAGTTCGACGGCTCCAAAGAAGACGAACAAATAGCCAGAAACTACCTTGACCAAATCAAGGAGAGCAGTGGCGGTCCGGTGCTGTGGTCAGGACACAACCTAACCGATGAACAACTTTCGCAATACAAGGAAGGAGCCACGGTGACGCTTCCATTGACCGCTACGACTTCTGACAAAAGCACGGCAAACACTTACACAGTAGGTGGAACCAACGGTGCTGCGCGAGGTGGGAACGAAGTGCTTATGAAGTTTACGGCTGAATCTCCACGGATGGAATACACAGACATAGAGAGCATTACTGCTGGTGATTTCCAAGTCAAGTCAGTTGAGGCGACTACAGACAGTTATTGGGGAACGAAAACGACAGTCATCACGCTAAGTCCAAAGAAATGAACATTCCTGATTTCACTACCGAGGCGTTGCTGCGCCCACTTGCCAACTACCCCGTTTCCAAAGTTGGCAACAACCCGGAGAGCAACAAGTCTGCGCTGCTGTCAGAAAAGGCAAACTCGCTTCGGGTTTCCACCGATGGCGACCTGTCCGGCTCGGCTGCTGCCCACCGGAAATTGGCTGCTGAACACTCGGCTCTGGCATCACAACTGACTGGTGATGCTGCTCAGAAGCATCGTGACGCTGCGACTGCCCACACCGAGGCTGCTGACGAGATTGACGCTATCCGACCCGTTGAGGGTGGCTCTATTGCTTCCAATGCTCTGACCGGGGATAAGGCTCACGCTTTTGCTGGAATGGCTGCACGGGCTTCCAATGCTGCGCTCCAAGCAACCATCAACCAAAAGGCAATGCCTGTGACAAAGATGGTGGAAACCGACTACTACGGTTCTCACGCCAAAGAGATGCTGGCGAAGTTTGACACCCCACCTGTAGATTTCCGGGCGATGGGTGGATTCCACCTTGGATACGGCATTAGACATCAAGATATGGCCGACCAACTCCAATCGTTGGCGTACAAACTGCGTGGTGAAAACGGCAATGTTGACAACGCTGCCACCCGTGCGTGGATGCAGGCTTCCGTTGCACACCGAGATGCAATGCAAGCGCACTACACGGCTGGTCGAATCAACGATGCTGCTGCGTTCGCCAACACGAAGGTGGAAGGTGCAACCCCATCCACTCACCATTCGATGGGGAACTGTCGCTACGCCTCTACTGCTGCTGCTGATGCTTCCCAAAAGGCAGACGAAGCAACCGAGGCAGCCCAGAACATCGCTGCTGAGCCACAAGACGATTGACCCTAGACACATTTCACTGACTGAGGTAGAGTGAAGAAATGACTGAACTGCGTTGTAGAAATTGCGGGGCAAGCATTGAGCGCATTGTCCCCGGTTCCACCACTCCAAACCATTTCCGGCACAAGAACAAGGCCGTTGCCTGCGACTTGGATGATGTCGGCTCCCTTACTGCTGAACCGAAGTAAGGCATTTGCAAAACTAAAGTAATCTTGGCAGTATGCGTGGCGACGAATTCACAACTGCATCACTGCTGAAATCTCTTTCTGCCTACCCGGTTTCCAAGGGCGATTTCGACGGCCACCCGTTTCGTGGGAACCAATACCGGACTGGTGAAGGTGGGTTTCCAAACGCCAAAGTGACTAGCCCTAAGGAATTCCTGTCGGCTTTCAGCAATGCGTTCAAGGGCAATCCCTACTCTGCGTTCGTGAATCACTACACCCTTGCCCAAATCAAGGCCGAGAAGATGACCCCGCTTCTGTCCTCGGATGGTCGAACCGGCTGCCTCATTCACGACCACGGTGATGGTCGAATCGAAGCCACGGCTCTGTTCTCCAAGGGCGTGAGTGGCAGTGGTGCTGCAATGCTGCACGATGCCATTAAGAACCACGGGGTGAACTACGTTGAGTGCTTCGGTGAGCATCTCCCCCAAGTCTATGGTAAACTGGGGTTTAGAGATACCGAGGTGATGCCGTTCAACAAGGAGTACGCTCCCAGCGACTGGGACTACGAAAAGTTTGGCACCCCCGACTACCACATAATGGAGTTGAAGAACGTGACCAAGAGTGCTGATGAACAGGCAATTCGTGACGCTGCCAAGGCAAAGATGAAGCCCGACCAGTTGAAGTACGAAGAAGCCCTGTGGCGCGCTGCTCAGGCCGTTCTTGGTAGCGACGAGAACAAGTAGGAATTCCAGCACCCTGCGATACTCTGGTATCTATGGATGCGTCTGATTTCACTAGCGATACCCTGATTCGTTGGGTCGCCAAGGCCGACCGCTGGAGTGGTCGCGACCTCGCAAGCGAGCGATTCCAAAAGGCTGCTCAGGCTCACATTCAGGCTGGCCAACTCTGGCAACGTGCTGCACACGCCTACGCCAGTGGTGATGAGGCCAACGCCAAGGTTCTGTACAAGCAGGCCCACGACGCTTCGGCCAAGGCAAAGAACCTGTCTGCTGAAGCAGAAATGATTTAACTAGCCTGTTGCAACCCACGCTCTGCGAGGCTGACGAGCAAATCACCAACGATTGAGCCTTCCTCATCTTCATCTTCGTCGGTGCCGTCAATAGCCCTGTCCACGATGGAGCGTTTGTGCTGAATCAGGGCTGCGATGTCTTCGTCAATCGTGTCTGCCGTGAGCATTAGCCAAGCGGTCACGCTGTCCTTCTGACCGATACGGTGGCAACGGTCTGCGCCCTGCTCCATATCGCTCGGTGTCCAACCCTGTTCGATGAACAGCACGTCGCTCGCTGCCGTGAGGGTCAGTCCAACTCCGGCTGCTTTGATGTTGCAAGCGATGACTTTTTGTTCGTCGGAGTTTTGGAAAAGGTCAACGGCTTCTTGGCGCTTTTCTGACGAGATTCCACCTTGAATCTTGACCCCGTTGGCGAAGTTGACAGCAATGTCATCCACCACAGTGCGGTGCCATCCGAACACCACGAGTTTCTTGTCGTTGGCGAGAAAGTCTTCTACCCACTGCTTGGCGACCTTCATCTTGGCCTTCGCTGCCAGTTGCTTCAGGGTGCTGATTGCGACCAGTTGCTCTGCTGCTCTGGCTCGGAGTGCCTTCATCCACGCCTCTTTGCGGGCTTCCTCTGAACTTGCCCCAGATTCCAAGGCAAACTGCATTGCAAGTTGTGAAAGATATTTTACGATATCTGCTTCGGCCTTTTTGTATTCCTTCATCACGGCTGCGTCGCCTTCC